GTTATTCACCGCCACAACGCCAAGTGTCACTGTCACAACGTCAACTATTGAACCGATCGTAGTGGCGATTAGTCCGATTTCTTCTGCTCTAAATTGCACTACGTTTGCGCCAATAGCAAGCGTTGCGGTTTGTTGCAAATTAAATTTAGTTTCTGCTCCGTCTTGTACGGTGAACGGATTGTCTGGCGCGGTATCGAGACCGTTAATTGTTACAATTTTATCCGCAGTTATTGTTATATTGGTAAGGGTATATGTAGCCCCGTTTCGTATAATTCCGTTTATTGCACAACGTTGGTCAAGTACAGTGCCGCTTGCCACATCTGGCGAAAAACTATTATAAACACTGGCTATTGTATCCAACATATCGATTTTTGCTTGTGCAAAAATATTTATCATTTGCCCATCTGGGCTGTTTGGATCGACATTTATATCCTGGCCGTATATGTTTTTAAATGCGGTTTCAAGATCAGCCACAATTTCGTTCAGTGTTTCTAGGTGCAATCCAGCAGAATCAATGTAATTTGTCACAAAACAAACCCCCCCATAACACTTTGCGAATATATTGTGCTGACAGAATATGAAATTGTAGCCACACGCTCGGCGTTTAAATGAAAAAGCACATCGCCTATTTTTGTCACATTCTCACAATTCAAAATAGCAGTTTTTAAAGATAAAAGTAACAAATCAGTGTTTTTTTGGCCGAGAAGCGAAAACCACGCGATTCCAAAACCCGTGTTAAAAAAACATTCTGAATAGAACGTCTTTAATGTGGTTTCAATGTTTTTCATTATTGCCGTATTCTCTGTTAAATAATCCTGTTTCCCGCGTCCAAAAGTAAAATCATGATTAATGTCTAAATTTCTAAAAATCATTACACCCCCAAAAGCAGAGCAAGTTGTATTTTTATAGCAAGTATTGAAGCCGCATTATTGGGCGGGGGTGTTGGAACTCCAAGAGACGCTGGCGTCACGGTTATCAGTGCAATTTGATCAACTAGTGCATTCAATATAGTCAACATGCTGGCCACCGCGTTTTTTATCTGTATCAAATTGGTCCCGCCGTTAATTGCCAGTTTTCCCGGCTCAAGCGCCAACGGCGATGCAAGCGAACGCACGCCCACGAGACATATACCATCACTCAGTGCGTGCATGCGAGAACTAGACGGCACAGCCGTTGCCCCGGTCAAATGCCAATTGTCTATGTCACGATCGTTAAACAACACTATGCAGCTGTCTCCCGCCAAAATTGGCATACTTAAAAATGCGCCGCCACCACTTAACACAAAAACTGGGCAATCGGTCAACACGGGATAGTTGTACACATCTCCATTTATCAATCTTCGTTTACAATTTATAGAAACACTGGCCGTGCTTTTTGCAGAATCAAAAACTTCAATAGTGCCGATTTGAACACAGTTCAGTGATGACATGACAAGCCGATTATACCGATCGAGCACATCTTTTAATTCTGGTTCGGCCACTGGCCCGAGAATTTTCATTTTATTTTTTCGCCACAACTGGTTTAAAAACAGAATTTGCCAACAAACTTACACTCGTTCTACATTCGCCGCCCACGCTTCCCGAAATAACTCCGCGATGCGATAAACCAACTACTTTATATGCGCCGTTAAAATTTTTCGCGGTAGTGGAAGCTAATTCCACTTCTTGTGCTATAACTAATCTGGGTTCAAACAGCATGTTTAATTCCAACATGTTTTCACTTCTGCGCGGAGTTTCAAGGAGCCCCGTTGAAGACTCAATTGTATCCAAATCACCGGGTATAACTTCATCTTTTGCCAGAGCATATGCATTTTGATTGTCAATATAAAAGCTTCCGTTTGTAAACTGTTTAAGCAATTCAGCCGGATTTCCGAACAATGCTATTCCTCTTTTCGATTGTTCTAAAAAAGAGTTTCCTATCACTTTTTCGCCAACTTTCGGAAGTGAATTCATTAGCACCTGAATAACCGCCACTTGTTGAGTACCGGCGGGCATAGTTTGCGAAATGAATCCATTCGACATGGAAAAACCACCATCGTAGCATTCTATTTCTGTTTTAAAATTTGGACCTTGCCTAAAAGAATACGCACTTCGCATATTCCCGTTAAAAACCCGCGTTAATGTTTTACCATAACCCGCAAACAATTGAATTGCCCTATATGTTGATATATCAAATTGGTCTTTAAAAATTTTATTTCTAGTTTTCTCTGCTAAGTTATAAATTACAAAATTTGCGCTGTTCGCCGAAGCCATGTTTGACCGTGTAACAGAAAACTCCAACGTAAACGGATTAGAAATTTCGACATATTCTGTGTTCGAAACTTCAACTTTTAAAATATATATGCGCCCAAGTTTATCCATAGAGCGCGGTTTCCACTTCGGCTACTTCGGAAGAACTTAAAATGTAAAATTGAACGTCTCCGCTTGAAAAAGAATCCTCTTGCATTGGATCTTGGCCGCTTTTTGTATGGATAGTTAATCCAAATGGAATAACGTTTTTAAATTGTCTAAGCAAATTGTAATTTTTTGCAATTTGAATATTGTATGTGGCAAATGAAGACCATATTAAACTCAAAAACCACGCGTTTTGGTTCGGCCTAAATTCGAAAAAAAATGTGGCTGGCTCATAACCCACTATGTCTACTGCGTGTTTTTGTTTCGGTTCGGCTGTTATTTCAGTTATTTGTAACATTATTGCCCAAAAACCCCCTGTGCCAGACTAAGCGCTACTGAACTCCCCTTAGCTTTGCCTTTATCTGCCATCGGCTCTTTTTGTTTCGCTATTCTTCCCGCAAGTTTTTCTTTTTTCACAGTGGTTTCTACAAATCGCATCTCTTTAAACGATGCAGTTATGGTCGTCATTTCTTTTGTGTCTTCAGCTTGTTCAAAACTTAAACTGACAATTGCCATGCTTTTAAAAGTTTTCCACGGAGTTTCAACAGTCAATATTGCGCGGTTTTCAAAAAAATTCGATAGCGTGTCAAATGCTTTTTGTTGTTTGTTTTTCCCGTATGTGTCACTGAACACCTCTGCCAAATCGCTAAGTTGACCTATAGCGCTACTTACCGCGCTTTTTAAACGCGAAGCTTCGCTTAGGTATTTCTTGGCCGAAATCGATTGCGCGGGGGTTAATATACCAAGCGGGCTTAACCGATCTAAAACTTGTTGTAAATACGTTTCAATTGCACTTTTCGTATATATTAATTCGGCAACAATTCCCGTCAATGTGATTTTTAAAGGTTCTATTGCAATGTGATCTTGAACCGCAACATTTGTTTCAAGCCAATGGTCGCTTATTTGTGCCGCCAGCGTTACGTTATCATTTATCGGAAGATCAAATAAAAAACCCGCTATGCCCGCAGGGAAATCCTCACTTGAAAAAAGTGCCCTGGCCGCCGGTATAAGCGACAACGCTGAACCGCCAACTGCAATTGTGCTTGACGCTGCAGCCGCGCTACCGAGATAACTCATGGTGCAAAACCCTCAATCAACGGCAATTGAAACAGCGTTTTTGACGCCGTGTCCTTGACATCTTTTATTTTTCTGTCCAGCCTGTTTGCCACTTCTTCGGGGTTTCCGGTCCCGCTGACTGTTATGTTCACGTTGTTTGTTTGTGTTAAACCCGCCGGTATGGCGCGGCCAAGCGGGCTATCCGGTTCTAAATTAAAAGCTGGCAATTTAGGTTCTTGGTCTTTTTTCTCTTTTGCAGTTTGCGCTTTATCGATTAAATACCGAACTTCTTTTCCACCCACCCAATCGCCGATTTGTTCTGTGAATTTCCCAAGCGTTACGATATCTGCTATCGACGCCAATGCAATTGTTATGTCCATGAGCACATTGTGAAAGTCTTTATATCTCGCAATGAGGCTACCGATAACAGAATCGTCACCCCTGGCAAAACTGGCGATATCCTCAAGAACTAGCGCCATTGCTATAAGCGATGCCGTTATTGGAAAAAAATATGCCGCAACTGCAACCGCAACAGCTCCTAAAATCGGTCCGATTGTTTTAAATCTATCGGCCAACCATTGCACCGTTCTCACGCCGTCCATTATAGCCCTGCTCATGCGGTCAAACGTTTTTAAAACAAATTCCGCAATGGGTTGGGCTATGATCCCAAAATGTTGCATGGTACGCTTGGCGTTATCCCAGATGCGATTAAATAAAATATTAAAGTCTTTTAACCGTGCAATGTCTTTATCAGTGAGCAAAAGTGAAGTGTCCACACCGCCTAAATCTTTTGTTTCCTTTAAAAAGTTGATCATGTTTTCGCTAAGTCCGATGTCTCCCGCTAATTTTGCCCCAAGCGCAGTAGGAAAAGTTTTTAATTTTGTTTGCAACT